AATCTCTCAAGGCTTCTGTGAGGGTGTCATAAAAACCAGAGTTAGTGAGTGCGCCACCGATGCCAGCAGAGCCAATGCCCTGGGCAGCTCGGGTAGCTCCAAGATCAAGGGTATTGCTGTTGAGGTCTAGGCCAGTTTCATTAGCAGCAGCAGCGAATTCATTTCTGAATGCAGGTGTGCCTTTGGTAAACCAACCACGCAGAGCATTGGACTGATTGGCTTTTGCTTTGCGGTCTGACACATCAGCTACAAAGTGGGGTGCTGCAATCGGTGCAGACTTTCTTACACTGCGTTTGACCGATTCTAGCTTTTCTGAATTCTGTTGCATGGATGCAGAACCAGCAGCAGCATCTTCTAAGAGCATCAATCTGGAATCGATATCTGCAACAGATGCTGCAAGATTATCAAAGCTGGTTTGCTCTTCTGGGGTCAATGCTCGAACTGCCATGGCTTCCATGGAGTTGACTTTTTCGATCCGATCAAGCTGCAATGCTTTGATTTCACTAATACTCATAGGTATTTTCCTTGAAAAAGAGTTCTTCAAGGTGCCCGCTTGTACGCAGTGGCACCTACTGGAATGCTCCAGCGGCCACCTTGCGTAAATACTGCAGGGCTAACCCCATTTTCACATGGGTTTAAAATGTGTCAAACTGTATGGAATGATGGAAAACAGAGCATGCTGAATGGCTTGTTTAATAGGCTTTTGCCTTTTGATCACGAAACAGATTGCGTGATCAAATCTATATTGCACCCAGCCTATGATATGGATGGGTTAAGGTTGCATGTTGTAGCGTGACAGCAATAAAAAAAGCCCCTAGGAATTAGCTAGGGGCTAGAGGTTGGATGGTTGTTATCTTAACCAAGAGATATTACTTTTCAGGTAAATATAAAATGGGGACAATATAAGAAACACAATAAAACCTGCAATGAATATTAGAACCACCCGAATACACAATCCAATTAAATGACCTATGTTTTGCGGTGGTGCAGGTTCCTTGTTCTTATTAGCAATCGTTGCATAGATCACATGAAGTGGGATGGTTATGAACAACCCAAACACGCCACACATTAACGCTAAGAAGTGAAGCACAATAAAAACAGCATGACCCATGGTTCCATCCTCAGTTAGAGTATTGAAACCATGGTATCAAATCACTTTTGGGATACCAAGACTTTTATACATTTTCTTAGCCTCTGGATTATCTTCAAAGGCCATCACCACCTGTAATGCTATTGGTTCAACATTTTCTTTCTTGGATTGGATCTGCTCTTCTTTGGATGGTCCTACATTGTTCATCAAGAGTTTATCAAACAAAACACCAGCAGCTTTGAGGCTACTGGTGGTAATTTGTCTCTGACTTTCCATCCTCCCAGTGACTACATAAATTAAATGCTGTTTTGAAAGCTCATTCAACTGATCTACTTTTTTTTTACTGGTTGAGTTCCATTCACTAACAAAGTGTTGTCAATGTCTGATACTACAATTCCTAACTTAGCTCTAGAAGATAACTTCATCAGTTTAACCTGGTTAAGTCTTTTTTGCATTTCTGCTAACTCATCCTGTTTTTCTGCTAAGAAACTTGACAGGCTTCTTAGACCTATTTCAGTATTTAAGTAGGCTGGATAGGTTACTGCTGACACATCATGCAAATCGACATCGAGCAGGGTTCGGATGTTCTTATCACCCTCTTTATCCCATGCATCTTTCTTGGTCACAAAGGCAAAGCTCATCTGGGTTACATCACCCCTGGACATGCTAACCATTAGATCCCTTGCATAGCTGGTGTCCGGTGGGGTGATCTCAACTAGTAACCCTTCAGAATCAACTGAAAGATTAAGAGTGCCACTGGTGGACCTTCCTAGGATTAGGTTTTGATCATGGTTAATAAGAGCGCGAACATCTGCACCCTGTGCCAGTGATCGGGTGAAAGCTTTAGGATCGATCTGTTCAAGGAATCCACCTAGATCCTGAGACCTATTAGGGCTGAACTTGGCAGCATAACCCACCAGTTTCTTCCCATCCGCTTCAACTCGAAACTCTGCGGTGTATCTTGTTTCTAGTTTAACCATGTGACTTTCTCCCAGTTAGCAGGTGTTTCAATCCAGTTTACTAATTTAGCATCGGCCAAAAGTTTTAGATTTCTAGGGGTGGCTGATCCAGCTAAGTCTAACCATTCTGCTTTGAGAGCTTCACAATGATCTGCAGCAGCTCGGACACCACCACCCGATTCAGGCTGAATAAATTCCATGACAGGTTCCAAGATAATCTGGACCCGCTCTTGATGGGCTTCAAGAAACTTTTCAAGTGCTGGGATAAATTCCCCAGGCTTATTAGAAATCCGGCCAAGGTGATTGGCTTCAATCTTTCTGATCTGTTTCCTTGCAGCTTCCAAAAGCTTAGCAAAGCCAAAGGCATTTTGTTGGGGTGCAGGTGGTGGGGTTGGATCGGGTGCGGGTGGGGTTGGCATCTGGCCTAATGTTTTTGCCTGATCTACTGCTGCTGGTGTTTGTCCTGGTCCAAAGGCAGGATCCATATTTTTTGGAATCATGTAGGCATCACCACCTTCAAAAGGTGGCAGGTTTTCCAATGCTCGGACATCATTTCTAGATAACCATCCCCAACTAAGCGCACTAGCATAAAATGCTGATCTGCCTGCAGTGTCACCCCTAAGAAGTGCATCTTGATTGTGTTCAGCATAAAGCTGGTCAAGCGAGCTAATCAGTTTAAAGTTTATTTCCTGCTCCCATCGGATTAGCCATGGTCTCAAAGTTTCCTGAAGGAATGCTAGGTTATCTTGTTCCAGACTGCTGTAAGTTCCTGCACCTGCACCAATCTTGCTGGCTGGAATCTTGAACCACCTAGCCACTTCTTGAAGTTGAAACTGCCTAGAGGCTATCCACTGTGCATCATCGGGTGGGGTGCCGATTGTTTGGTAGGTCACACCATTTTGGAGAATAGCTACTCTGTGAGCATTTTTAACAGTGGCATGCATATCTTCCCATGATTTCCTCATGTTCTGGATAGCTTCTGAATTTAGTTTCCCTGGTACCGAAATGACCCCAGCAGGTTTTCCACCCTGACCAAAAAAGGTAGATCCAAATTCTTCAACAGCCATTCCTAAGCCTATGCTGTTTTTAGCCTGGGCAATTACTGAGTAGCCTTTGACCCCATCAAAGCTCAAGCCCTTGATGTGCAAAATCTCAGTGGGTAAAAAGATCACTGATCCGTATTTGTAAAACAGTTCCCCTTTTTCATCTCGCACAGGTTCAACCTGTGAAGGATCGAGTGGCCAGAGTTGTTGTACCCTGCCAGAGTTTTTATCTCTGACGATTTCTGCATAGCCATTACCCCATACCAAAGCATGACCCATGAGGGTTTCACGAAAAGTTAATGCAGACATTTCTGGGTTTGGTTGGTCGTGCAGGATTCGATAAAGTGGATGATCATTAGCCTTTGATCTTGAACCATCATGACCCCTGCGGAATACTTGCAATGGCAGACTGGCTACACCTTCAGAGATAGCCCGAACTGCTGCCCACACTGCGGAATAAGTCATCGATGATGCCTGATTAACATTCTGTCCAGTGGTAGAAATGCCTGTGTAGGTCCATGATCCTGAATCACTGATTAAACTATATCCAGCGAGTTTGTTTACAGTGTTTGCAAATAGGGATCGTAGGGATTTAAATGGCATGATTTACAGGAATTCTATCCCTGCTCCTGTGGTTTCAGTGTGTGTTTCAGCTCCTGCCGTAACCATCCACCTGCCTAGCCCCATGACTAAAGCTATAATCCCATCGATCTTATCACGGCTCTTCTTTTTGGACAATTTGTAGTTATTGTTATCGTCAAGGCTCACTGAGATATTGCCAAGGTTCCAGCGCAAAACAGGGTTTCCATCGTGTGAAATCTGCTTTGCTAGGATCCATTCCTCTAGTTTTTTGGTGGGTGGTGATAGGTTGGCTGGAGTCTGCCCAAACTTGACCATGCTAAAATCATCTGACAGTTCATGAACGATCTGATCAGAGTGCCAAGGGTCGTATGCAATCTCTTGAATTTTGTATATTTCACCAAGTGCCATTATGTCTCTTTTGATCTTCCGATAGTCCACCCGATTACCAGGAGTGGCTGTTATTTTTTTAGCCTTAACCCATGGCTTTATTCTAAATCGGTTTAACCTCTCCCTCAGTTTGTCGGCTTCTTCAGGTGCCCAATAAAATGGTAAGACATAGTGTGGTTCATCTTCATTTTCACTGGGGAAAAAAAGTGTTAGGGCAGTCATATCCATGGTGGCTGAAAGATCCAGTCCAGCCCAGCATTCACGCCCAGTAAGATCTGGAGTGGGTATCTGGCATTCATCCCACTTAAGTGGACTGATCCATCGGACATCCGTTTCAATCCACTGATTTAAATGGTCTCTTCTGAAAGCTGCTTCTAATGCTGGGTTGTCCTTACATTCCTGCACCTTCTGATGAAAGTAAGCTGGCTTAACGGTGATGCCATAACCAGGGTTTGCCTTCTTCCAAGTTGCTTCACTGGTCCAGTCATCATCCAAATCAGCAGCAAAGATTTTGCCATAGAATGTTTTGTCAACGATGGTTCCATCTAGCCACTTCTGGCAATGGGAATGCATGTCGTGACAGAAACTAGTTCGATCACTGCCAGCAGTGGTAATCATCACGCACAATGGTTGCCGTCTAGCAAGGGTTCCAGTCATCAAAGTATCATAAAGTTCGCGCGATTTCTGCGTATGTAATTCATCAATCACAATTCCATGAGGGTTGCCCCCATGCGCTGTGTGAGCATCAGCACTGATCGACTTATAAAAGCTTTTTGTGTCAGGGTAGATTATGGTATTTTTAAATGGTTGCAGTTTTGCAGCTAGTGGTGGGCATGCTTCCACCATGTTTTTAGCACTATCAAAACAAATGTGGGCTTGCTCTCTGGAAGCTGCTGCACTGTAGATCTCTGCACCTGGTTCACCCTCTATCAAAAGCCACAGAGCTATGGCTGATGCAAGGGTGGTTTTTCCAGCTTTTCTCGGCACTTCCAAATAGACCTGCCTGATAATTCTGTTTCCATGCTTATCCACTTTCCCAAACACTTCACGCAGTATTTCCTTCTGCCATTCTTGAAGTGTGAACCTTTTCCCTGACCATTCACCTTTAT